GTACTTCTCGACGCCGCCAGCCGCCTTGGCCGCCGGGTTCTTCTCGAGGGCCTTGCTCAACTTCTCGTTGCTGCTGTAGGTCTTTAGAGCCGAGGCGTTCGTGGTGGTCAGCGCGTCGGCGTAGACGCCCCACTCCTGCTTGGCCTTGCCCACGGCCGTGACGGTGTTGCCCACGGTCTTGACGATTCGCCCCGTGGTGGTGAGGAACGGCGAGGCGGCTGCGGCCACGGCGGCGAGCGCGATGACGTTGCGTTGCGCGCCCTCGTCCATGTCGGCGAAGCCCTGCGTCACGTTCTCGACGGCCTCGAACAGCGGCTCGGCAGCGTCGACGGCGTCGGTGGCGGCGTTCACCAGCGGCGTGCCGACGTCCTCGGCCACCGCCGTGACCTTGTTCTGCAGGATCTCCAGCTTGGCGGCCATGGAGTCGTTTCTGTTGTTGACCTCGTCCTGCAGCGCGGTGTTCTCGCGCCAGCCGTCGTTGGATACCTGAAGCGCCTGGCTCACGAGGTCCGTGTTGCCCGCGAGGCGCTTGAGCACGTCGGTCTGCCTGATGCCGGTCACGCCCATGGACTCCAGCGCCACGGTCATGTTCTCGGCGCTGTTGGTGCCCTCGAGGAGGGCCAGCATGGTGTCGGTGGCGCTCGTCCTCCAGCTCTGTGCGAACTGGTCGGCGCTCATTCCGGCGATGGACGCGAACGAATCGAGCGCGTCGCCGCCCGTGGCCACGGCCTTGTCGATGGATGCGACGGTGTTGGAGAACGCCGTGCCACCGGCCTCGGCCTCGATGCCGAGGGAGGACATGGCACCGGACCATCCGAGGATGTCGGGCGTGCTCATGCCGACCTGGTTGGATGCGGCCGCGATGCGCTGCCCCATGGACGAGACGCTCGATTCTGTTGTTGCGAGGTTGTTGCCGAGGTTGACGATGGCCGAGCCGTAGCGGCTCACGTCGCTATGCGACATCTTCACGATGTTGGCGAACTGCGCCAGCTCGGTGGCCGCCTGCTCGGCGTTCATGTCGGTGGCGATGTCCAGACCGGATACCACGCGCGAGAACTCGTCCAGCTCGTCGATGGAGAAGCCGAGCTGCGCGCCCAGCGCCTGGATGTCGAGGATCTGGTCGGCGCTCACCGCGTTGGTCTTGGAGAACTCGATGGCCGATTCCTTGAGCTGGCGGTACTGCTCCTCGGTGCCATCCACGGTCTTGCGCACGCCAGTGAGGGACGTGTCGATCTTGACGGCTGCGGCACCGGTGGCCACGCCGACGGCGGCGATGGCGGCCGAGATGGGCATCAGCTTCTGCCCGGCCTGCTCCACGCGCTCGCCGTAGTTGTATATCTCGCCTCCGGCCTTGGCCAGCTTGGAGCCGCTGCTCACGAGCTTGCCGCCGACAGTCTCTAGGTTGCCCCCGGCGGCCACGGCCTTCTTGGACAGGCTGTCGAGACGCCTCTCCGCCTTCTCCAGCGCGGAGCCGTTGTAGGAGCCTGTGACGGCGATGGAGATTGATGCCTTACCCATTTAGGTACCTCTGGATTACTTTCTCGATGCGCGACTCCACGCGGTCGCGCACCTCGTCCTCGTATTCGTCGACGGCGCGCATGAGCGCGCGCGGTTTACCGGCATGGGGCACGCCCATGCGCCTGCCCGCCCTGGGGCCGTTCAGGTAGAACGCGCCGGGGTTTGCGAACTCGATGGGGCCTGCTCCGGGGTCGCTGTTGGCGATCTTCACGCCCGCCGATATGGTCCGCATCGATGCGTTGGCGGCGTACTGCCCGGAGCCGCCGAGGCCGCGCGCGTAGGATTGATAGGCTGCAAAAAGGGGCCGCACGTCCTCGCGCAGCCCCCTCTTTACTTCCTTCGGCAGCTCGCGGTCGATTTCGCGGAGGCCCTTCAGCGTCTCCGCGAGGCCCTCGACCCTAATGCTCAGGCTGCTCATTTCTTCCTCCCCATGCGGTCGAACAGGCGCTGCACGCGCTCGCCCCTCGTCCTCTCGCGCTTGGCCGCGAAGCCCTCGCCGCGACGGTCGAACAGGGCCAGCCACTCCTCGAAGACGAACGGGTACTCGTCCAGGAGGCGCGCCATGTCGTATGGGGAGGCCCCGGTGATTCTCGCGGCGCTTGCTACTTGGCGGGCGCAGATGCTAAAGGGGCGTCCTTCTCCTTGGCGAGGAGCTTGGTGTTGTCGTCGATTACGACGGCGTCGTAGGTGTCGGCGATGTACTCGGCGGCCTCGGCCAGCTCCATGCCCTCGATGCCGACCTCCTTGGCCTTGCCAGCCTGCTCGGCGGCGATCACGCACCACACGAAGTCGTTGTATGCGGCCTTGTGCGGGGAGTCGGGGATGGATGCCATGGCGTCGATGGACTTCCAGTTGGAGGTGCGACCCGCGTCGAACTCGATGGGGTCTTTATCTCCGTCGGTGAGGGTGAAGTGAAACTTGAGCATTTAGTGCCTCCTAGGCTGCTGCGTAGGTCTGAACCTTGTTGACGATGGTGATGGTCACGGGGGAGCCGTCCTTGGCCGCCACGCCGATGTCGTCGGCGCTGAACTCGACCTCGGCGGCGCTGCCCTCGGGGTCGATTTCCGGCGTCTCGCAGTTCCACGGGACGTTGGAGAAGACGACGCTCATGGTGCAGTTGGGGTCTTGCGAGTGGGTGAACTCCCACGCGGCGGAGCCGTAGACGACCTTGTTGGTCACGGTCGTGCCGTTCTCGCTGCCCGTGAGCACCTTGCGAATCTCGGTGTAGTCCTCGGGGATGATGGTCTGCTTAACCGTGGTCTTGAGCTTGGACTCGGCGACCTCGGATGCGATGACGCGGCCAGCGCCTCGGTAGGAGGTGAGGCTGTTGGACAGCTCGAACTCGCCCTTGGTCACCAGCACCTCGATGGGGGTCTGGTCGTTGGGGGAGAACTTGAACGTGCCGTTGGTCGGGATGAAGTAGCCGTCGAAGCACGAGGGCTCCGTCTCGCCGGACCAGCCGCCGAACAGGGCGGCGTCGATGCCTGCGGCCGTGATGCCGATGTCGAGAGGCGCGTTGCCCTCGAAGGAGAGCGACAGCGTGTCGATCTTGCAGCCCGTGGCCTTGTGCACCGTGGCGGCCGACGTGTTGCCCACCTGGCCCCAGAAGGTCAGGAAGGGAATCTCGGAGCCGAGGGTGATCACGTGCTTGTAGTAGCCGGGCTTCTCGGCCGACGTGGTGACGATGTTGCCCATGGCGGCGAGGATGTAGAGCACCAGAGAGTCGGCGTAGGCCAGCGTCTCGAAGTCGACGGCCATGTTGACCTCGGAGACGTAGGCCCCGTTGGTGGTGTTGGCTCGCAGGCCGCAGGCCACGTTCTTCTGCTCGACGGTGCGCTCGGGCTTGATCAGGCCGCCGCCGGTGAGGCCGTGTCGGAACGTCGGCGTCGGCGCGGCCTTGGTCTTGGACTCCTGGCGGGCGACGCCGAGGAGGCCGATGGATGTGTTAATCATCTGCCGTCTCCTTCTTGGACGTGCGGGACTCCTTCACGATTCCGTCCCGCTTAAGGATGGTCAGGAGGGACGTGGGCAGGCCCTCGACCTGCTCGCCCTTCTTCGCTCGATACGTGAGGCCGTTGTAGGTGGCCTCGAAACCCTTAGCCGCGCGAAGCATTGCGCACCAGCTCCTTGAACTCTCTGGGACAGGCCGAGAAGACCTTGCAGGTCACATCGACCTGGGCCGCCACCACGTACTTCTTGTCGGGGGTCGAGTCGTAGCCCGCGTCGCTCATGCGCGGAATCGCGCAGTCGACCGCGCCGCCGAGAGTCGCGTCGGCGGCGATGCCGTAGCAAAGCGAGTTGACCCAGCGCTGAACGCTCTCGCGCGCCACGTCGAACTTGGCGTGCGTGGCGAACATGTAGACGTGCAGCGTGAACTGCTTGGCGTACTCGGCGCTCGTGGCCCCGCCCGTCGTGCTGTCCATGTCGGCCAGCGGGTCGCACCACGCGAGGAACGGCGGGCGCTTCGACGGGATGTGGTCGTGGACCTCGGGCACCTTGCCGCCGTCGCCGTACATGGCCAGCGCGCTCTCGGACAGCACGAGCGACGCGCGCTCGAACAGGGCCGTGGCGGCCTCGGCGTAGGGCATGGCGATCACATGACCACCGCCCTGCAGCGGCCGAACTGCTCAATGGCGGCGTCGACCTCGGGTAGGCCCGTCGCGCCGTCGCGCCCGGCGAGCGTGTAGCGGATGAAGCCCGCGTCGGTGGCCTCGCCCGTGGCCCTCTCGGGCGTGGCCGACGGCCGCAGGTAGTAGGCCGCGAGGCGCAGGACGGCCTCGCTCACGCGCTCCGGCACCTCGGTGAGGCCGTAGCGGTAGCGGATGGTCGCGCGGCCCTCGGGGCCGGCCGCCTGGCAGTCGCTCACGAGCGACCAGCCGGGGGTGAGGACCTCGGCCACGTCGTTGTGGTCGAGCCAGACGAAGCCGCCGCCGAAGGTCTCCGTGACGCCCATCTGCTGCACGAAGCTGCGCCTCGCGTTGAGCTCGAACGTCTCGGTGGCCGCCTGCCGCGCGGCCCAGAACTCCTCCTCGGTCACGTCGGAGAAGTCGTCGGTATCGTCCATGCCCTTTAGCTGCTCGAGCCTGAAGTAGTGGCGCGTGACCACCGCGAGGAACGTGGTGAACAGCAGGTCGTCACCGCGATACCAGTTGATTCGCACGGAATCGGGGGCCGCGATGCGCGGGAGCTTCAGCTTTCCGTCCTCGAGCCTGTACTCGAGGGACGTTCCGCTGCCCAAAAGGAGGGCCGCGCGGTCGGGCGCGGCCTCCGTCTCAAGTGTCAGCTCGTCCGTGTAGGCGACGCGCAGCGTGCTGTAGGGCTGGACGAGCACCGCTACTCCTCCTCGTCGTCGTAGAGGTCGGCCTCGAGGAGCGCCAGAAGCTCTTCCTTCTTGGCCGCCTTGGGATACTCGATGCCCTCGGCGTCGAGCTTCGCCTTGATCTCCTTGACGGTGAGGTCCTCGGCCTGCGGCTCGGGGGCCTTCACGGCCTCGATGGCGAGGCCGCGTCGCACGGCCTCGTCGGTGGACATGACTTCGCCCTCGAAGGCGATCAGGTGGCCGTCGCGCACGACGCGCTTGGGTGAGGTGTAGGTCTCCATGGCTCCCCCTTACGCTGCGGCGGTGTCGAGGTTCGTCTTGGAGGCGTAGCAGAAGGCGTCGGGGTAGCGGACCTGCAGCGCCTTAGTGTGCTCGGCACGGATGCACAGCTCGTTGTGGATGAACTGGTCGTTGATGCGGTCGACGTCGACCGTGGTGCCGTGGATGGAGCGACGCTCGGCTGCGTAGGAGTCGTACACGAGCAGGCCGTCGCAGTTCGGGTCTTCCACGACCTTCATGCCCCAGAGCACGTCGCCGGTGATGGACTGGTACAGGCCGGTCTCGGTCTTGTACAGGTCGATTTCCTGCTTGATGATCGGGGAGACGAGCACGTGGGTCGGGACGCGCTTGGCGGTCAGCATGACCTTGGTGCGCATCTTGCGGATGGCCTCGTAATACAGGCCGCCGACGTGCTCCTCGAACTCGAGGATGCCGGTGGTGTTCTTGATGCCGACGATGCCGGTGGAGTTGTTGCCGCTGAACATGTGGTCGTCGGTGACGCTGTTCAGGTCGAGCAGGAGGTCGTGCTGGATGATGCTCAAGAGCTCGTCGTAGTCCTTGAGCGTGTCCTCCGAGACGGGGACGTATCCGGCGAGGGTCTCCTTGTTGGCCACGGCGTCCTTGTAGGAGTACAGGACCTTGGCCTTTGCTGCGGAGGTGCCGTCGACCACGCCGCCCCAGGTGGCGGGCATGCCCGTCTGCGTGGAACGCTGCTTGTAGGTGACGGAGCCGGTTGCGGGGGTCTCGCGCAGCGTGTCGGCGAAGCTGCCGAACAGGCTGTCGGGCTTCGGGTCGAGGGTCAGCTCGATCTCGGTGGGCGCGCCGACGGTGACGACGGTGGCCTCGTTCTTGAAGCCACGGTAGAGGCCTCGGAACTCGTCGCGCGGGCCGAGGATGCGCTCGGCAAAGGATGCCTTGGGCGTGGGGACCTTGGGGGCGGGCGCGTTGCGGGCGGCGTCCTCCTCCTCGATGACGTGCTCGAGGGTCAGGTCGAGCTGCTGAATCTGGCCCTCGATGATGAGGGCCTTGTTCTGGTCGCCGGAATCGGCGGCCTTGTGCTGCTCCTCGGCGAGGCGGCTGCGCTCCTGCCAGAGCTGCTTGGAATTGAGCGGCATGCTTACTCCTTACGGTAGACGTGGTTGCCGAGGAGGACGAAGCCCTCCTCGCTCCGGGCGACTGTATCCACGGCGTGAGATTTTTCGATTGCGTCGGCGGGCGCGTGCTTGAAGCGGCCCATGAGCGTGCGGTCGAGCGCGTCGGCCACGCGCTTCTCGGTGGCCACCTTCTCGTCGACGAGGCCGAGTTCGAGCGCCTCGTCGGCCGTGTACCACGTCTCCTCGTCCATGGCCTTCTTGACGTCGGCCAGCTCCATGCCGGAGCGCGAGGAGATGATTCCGGCGATGGTGGAGTCGAGCGCGGCGAGCTGCGATACGACGTCGGCCAGCTCCTGCGCGTTGCCCTGCGCGTAGGTCCATGCGTCGTGGATCATCAGCTGGGCGAAGCTGCTCATGACGACCTTGTCGGCCATCATCGCGATATAGGAGGCCGCAGAGGCCGCGATGCCGTCGATGTGGGCCGTGGTCTCGCCCTTGTAGCGCTGGATGGCCGAGGCGATGGCGAAGCCCTCGTAGACGTCGCCGCCCAGGGAGTCGATGCGGATGTCGACGGGCTTGCCCTTCAGGCCGTCAAGCTCCTTGGCGAAGTTCTTGGCCGTGTTGGACTCCTCGGAGGACCAGAAGTCGCTGCCGATGGTGCCGTAGAGGTACACGGTGGCCTTCTCGGCCTCATTCTTGATTCGGAACATTCGTTGCCCCTTTCTGGGTGCCGTCGGCGGTGCCGTTCGGCTTGTCTGCGTTGAATACGTTCACGGTGCCGTCGTCGTTGACGGTGCCGTAGTTGAGCGGGAACAGCGGCTGGTCGATGCCCTCAACTGGTTCCATGTCCTCGAGGTCGCGCACGTCCGCGCGGGTGATCGCGCCGAAGTAGCCGAGCTCGCGGTAGTACTGGGTGCGCGCCGCGTCGTCCCCTCGCATAAGTCCGTTCAGCTTGAACTTGGCCTTGGTGTTGCGCTGGTAGCAGGCGTCGAGGACCGGCTGCAGCGCCATCTCGAGGTCGCGCACGTCCGGCGTGATGGTGTCGGTCACGTAGTCGATTCGCATCTGCTGGCCGCCGTTGTACGTGGCCCCCTCGCTGTCGTAGACCTTCCACGGGGGCACGTTGCAGGCGCGGCAGACCTGATGGAGCACCCATTTCTGCTGCTCGATAACGGATGCGTCCTTCATCGTCTGCTGGTCCGTCACCCACTTGGCTCCGTAGCCGAAGATTGGCGCGCGGCCCGCCTCGGTAACGCCGCTCTTGGCGTCCACGGCGGCGCGGAGGGCCTTCAGGTCCTTCTCGTCCATGCGGCCCTCGGGCACCTCGACGTGGCCGAGCTGGTGGTTGCCGTTGTGGAGCATGGAGCGGTAGAAGCGCTCGAGGTCGATGGACAGGCCGATCTCCTCGGCCGCGAGGCGCGCGAGGGAGATGCCCCTCACGCCGTCCTTGGTCATGTGCGTGGAGATGTTCACGACCTCGTCGGGGAAGTACCACCCGGCTGGCACGTGGTCGTCACCGGGGGAAACGTAGTAGCGCGTGCGTCTTCCCTTGGGCGCGTGCTTGTCGTAGTCGTGCATCACACTGGCAGTGATGGGCCAGATCGCCACCGGCTTTCCCTTGAACCACTCGACGTACCAGTAGGCGTTGCCGAAGGTGTCGCGGCGCAGCACGGTCCAGTCCATGAGCTTCGCGGCGGTCATTTCCTCGTTGGCCATGCCGTTTAGAATCTTGGCCAGCGGGTGGTTGTCGAGCCGCTTGTGGCCGTCGCGCCAGGCCTGCATCACCGAGAAGGGCAGGCTGGCCATGCTGCGCGCCTTGGTCTGCTCGCAGGCGGCGAAGTCGATGGACATGAGCGCGCCGTATCCGTGCGGCGTGGCGAAGCCCGGCGGCAGCGTGACGTGCACGACGTCCTGCACCGGCTCCCTCTTGTAGAACATGTCGTAGAAACGTCCCATACGTCCCCTTTCTGTCGGGGGCATCGTATGGGGCGCGTGAGATTAGCTGACGGGCACGTAGGACTCCGTGCCGCTCACCAGCTTGTCGTATGCGAGGGCCGCGATGGCCAGCGCGATAGCCGCGTCGATTTTGGACTTCTTGGAGTCCTTGCCGAAGCGCATGCCGTACGGCTCGCGCTCCATCTCGACGGTGTTGGCCAGATGCGCGCGGAGCTTGGGGCAGCCGCGCAGGCGCAGCTCCCCGGCCTTGACCTCGTTGACGACGATTGATGTTGCCTGGCACATCGTCGCGTTGTTCTGGGGGAACGAGACCGTCTCGATTCCGTACACGTCGCGCAGGCGCGAGTTCATCACGATCAGGCGGTTGGGGTCGATTCCGACGACCTGCGGCCAGTGCTCGGAGCACAGCCCGGCGATTAGCTGGGTTATCTGCTCGAAGTCGTAGTGCCCCGTCTCCTCGTCCGGGGTGTCGAACACCCACTCCTTGGTGAGGCAGACGGTCTTCCCCTTCTTGGTCTTTCGCTTCTGGTACGCCACGATTGCGAAACTGTCGCCCGCCGTTGCGCCGTCGATTCCGAGCGTCCACGGCTTGTTGAAGTCGAACCTGTTGGTGCCGCGCTCGCAGCGGTCGAGCTGCGGGGCCTTGAAGACCGAGTAGGCGTCGTTGTCCTTCGGGAATCGGTTGGCCGTGTAGCGCTCGAACTGGCGGGCGGATGCGGCCATGCCCCTCTGGTCCTCGATGCTCTCCCACGTGACCCACGAGGCCACCATGATCTTCTCCCAGTCGGCGCGCTTCTCGATGTCGTCGCCATCGTCGAGGCCGAGCCAGTACAGGTACATGCCGGGGTCTCGGCGCGCCTTGTCGCTGTACATCTCCCAGAGGAAACCCTCGCGCTTGTCTCCGGCCGTGGTGATTCCCACGGTGAGCGGGTTCCACAGGACCTTCTGGCCCTTGACCCCGGCGTCCCAGACCTTGGAGTCGGGGTAGGTGTGCAGCTCGTCGAATATCAGGAAGTTGAAGTGCCACGACTCCAGCGCGTCCGCCGTGTTCGGCAGAATCATGATTTTCGCGTTGGTCTCCTTGTGCGTGATGATGTTCTTCCCGATGTCCCACTGCTCGCGCCACGTCGGGTTGAGCTTGATCATCGTGCATATCTTCTCGTAGACGTTGCGAATCTGGTCCTTTGACGACGCCACCATCCCGTACTGGCCGTTGTGGACCGGCTCCATCGTGGCCACGGTGAGGAGGATTCCGGCGCACGTCTCGGACTTGCCGTAGCCCGAGGGCAGGCCGATGATGGCGCGGCGGTACTTGCGCTTGAAGCCCCTGGCGGTCATCTTGCCCGAGGCGAAGAGCGGTTTCCAGATATTCTCGCGCTGGAACTCCTCAAGATAGAAGGGCTGCGCGTAGTAGGAGTCGTTGGCGACGTGTCGGCACATCGAGGTGAAGCAGCGCTCGTAGTCGCGCGCCATGACGAGGCCCTCGCGCGTGTAGCTAGTCGGCGTCCGATACATCGACTACCTCCGCTGGCAGCTCGTAGGCCGCGTCGATTGAGCGGAACATGGACGCCGTGTCCGCTGCGGTCTTGACCGTAGTTGCGTCCATGAGGCCGATGCGCGAGCGCGCGAGCGGCGACAGGCCGAGCATGTCGGACAGGGCGCGAATCTCGCTCGAAGCCTCCTTGAGGATTGTCAGTGCCGGGTTCTTGCGCACGAGCGGGACCTCCCTCCCATCCGGTGTCTTGTACGGCTTCACGCCGATCTTGTCGAAGATGTTTATGCGGCCGTCCTCGCTGTGGATGGCCTGCTGCGCCTGCTCGGCCACGGCGTGCCAGTAGGTGAGGAGGCGCAGGGTCGGTATGTCCTGCTCGGAGAAGTTGTTCACGGGCGGGCACAGCCACGCCCATATCTCGCTCTGGACGGGGTCGAGGGCGATGTCCTCGGGCATGAGGACTCCGGCGGCGTCGGTCTTCGCCGCAAGGCCGTATGCGTCGGTTATCCCGCGCCGGATGGCATCGTGCTTCGGCTTGGCACCCTTCACAGGTCCTCACCCCGCAGCGCGTCCTCCATCTTCTTCGCGGCCTTCTTCAGGGACAGGCACAGCGGGGCTGCGGTCATGAGGGAGGCGCGGGACATGTCCGAGGCTGCGACGTGCGCGCGCTGGATAACCTCGAGCACCTCGTCGTCGCTCATGGCGGCGTTTGGTGCCGGTGCCTGAAGCTCGCCCGCGTAGGCATAGCCGCGCTGCGCGGCGAGGCGGCACCTGTTGGAGCAGTATTTGGCCGTGCTCCTTTGCGCGGCGAACTCACGTCCGCATATCTCGCACTTCTTAATCATGGCTCACCCCTTTCGTGTATAATTTCGTTCGCGGAGATAGCTCACTAGGAGAGCGCGGTGTTTCCAGCACCGAGGCGGCGGCGCGATTCCGACCTCCCCGCTCCAATGGCTGTTAGGCCCCTGCAATGCGCGGGGGCCTTTTTATTTACCGAGGTGCCTCTCGGCCATGCTGACGTGCTCGCCCTTGTACATCCCGGCACCGACCTCGTCTATGGCGCTGAAGGGGATGATCGGGACGGTCAGGTGCTTCTCATATGCAGGGTCGATAAACCTGATGTACCGAAGCTGATAGCCGGGCTGTATGTGGCCGCCGACCGCGTCGAGGAACTTTCGCCATGAGCGACCCCCCCCCCGTAATATCGAAGTAGCTTTTGCCGCCAAGCGCGCGAATGGGCCTAAGTGGAGAACTTTCGAGCGTCATTTTGTGCAGCTTCGTGCCGTCGGGCATGACTGCGATATTTGCGTTCTCCTTGATTCCGGTCAGCACGAACCCCGAGGCACGGTAGATTGCACCGTCGCCGCAGGAACAGCCGTCGGCGAAGCTGATCACCCACTTAATCTGCGGGGCCTGCTTCTTAATCATCCGCAGGGCCACGGAGATGCACCTGCTCTCGCTGTTTCTCGGCAACACGTCGTCAAACGCCATGCGGTTCAGCTCGATAAAGCCGTTCCACGGGGTGCCCTTTACGAGGCCCTGAATCTTCCGCTTGTCGAGTGACGGTCCGAAGCTCATGACCCCGTGCAGGCGGCCGTTCAGGAACGCACCGAAGTGGAGGCTGGAGTTGTGAACGATCTTGCCCGAGTAATGGTGCTTCTTCACGAAGGGGTTTGCGATGCTCGACGGTATGACGCGCAACTCGATGTCTTTAGCGCTCGGCATACGATACCCACTCCTTGATGGCCGCATATAGGGCGTTGCCGTTTCGGTTGACGTTCCCGAAGGTATCGGCTTCATCGCAGGTCGCGTTCTTCAGCGCGTCCATGATGAAGTCGCGTTGCTCGGGGGCGAGGATGAATGTCGCCTGGGATACGTTCGGCTTATCCCCATCCGGCAGCTCGAACTCGGTTCCGAAGCCCTCGTCGGTCACCGGCATGTACTCCTCGAAGCCCAGCGCCTCCCAGTCTGCGTTCAGGTTGTCCATGTCCTCGATTAGGGCCTGCTCGTCGAACCCGCTGTTGATGGTCGTCTGGTTATGCACGTGGGTATAGATGCGCCGCTGCTCGTCCGTCAGGTGGTCCAGGCAGATAACCGGAGCCGTGTCGATTCCCAGCTGCTTCAGCGCCATCACGCGGCCGTGGCCCTCGACGATTTCAGCCTCGCCGTCCTCGTTGTGCCAGACGGCGATGGGGTCGCAGTTGCCGAACTCGCTGATGCTCTCGGCGATCTGGTCGATTTGCTCCTTGGGATGCTTCTTTGCGTTGTTCGCATAGGGCACGAGGTCGGCGACCGCCATCTCGCGCACTTCCAGTTCCGGCATGGGTCTCATGGCCGCTCCTCTCGTCGTTTCGGCTGGAACCGTATACGCCGCGTGAGATTTAGCGGCTCATTTTTCGAGTTTTTAGCGGCTCCTTTCGCCAGGCCCCCCAAACTTCCAATTTCGTAGCGAAACGCGCGGGATAGGGGCGCGCGGGGTGGGGGGAAAGAAACCCGATTTTCCGAGGGGGTAGGGGGGTCGTGCATAAAAAAGGGGTGCAGCCCCGTCCGAGGCCACATCCTTGTGCATAAAAGCTATCTGTTCGCCGCCCTGCGTGCATCATCGCGCTTCTTGTGGCAGCTCTTGCACCGCAGCGTGAGGTTCTCCACCTCGCTGCCGCCGCCCTCGCACAGCGCGCGGTCGTGGTCCACCTCGCCGCCCATTCCGGCCGTGTACCAGCGGCCGTCGCGGTACTCGGCGCACACCCTGCCGCAGTCGGCGCATCTGCCCAGCTGCCTGCCGATGGCCCTCTGCCTCGCCATGCGGTACGCGCTCGACGAGTACTCGGCGCGCCATGGCTCGCGCTCGGCCCTCGTGGCGTCGCCCTCCGTAGGCCTGCGCTTGGGCCTCGGCCTGCACGGGCAGCGCTGGCCCTCGGGGTGCGTGCGGCCGCAGTGCGGGCAGTACACGCTCACAGCTCGCGCCTCCCGCTCTCGGCCTTGGCCTTGGCGGCCACGCCCAGGCTGATGCTGCGGGCCGCCTGGAATATCTCCAGCGGCGTGAGGCCCAGCAGTTTGAACGCCTCCAGCGCCGCCGTGATTCCCTGCTCGACCCTGTGCTGGTCGTACTGTTTACCGTTGTCCGTCTATCCCACTCCAATCGCCGCCGACAGCGCCAGCAGCATCTTGAACATCACGGCCACCGCCGCCGCGTCTATGGCGAGGCAGGCCGCGATGATGAGCAGGCATCCGCCCGCCCTCTTCCAGTCGATCATGTGTCCCTCCTATAGTGCCATGAATGCGAGCAGGAGGAGCCCTGCGGCGAGGGCGCGGACCGTCCACGCCCATGCCGCCAGCAGGGCCGCAGCCAGGACCGCCAGCGCTAGCAACTCGAGAAGCTGTCGCACGTGTCCTCCTGCATGTCCTTGTAGTGGTCTACGACCCAGTTGCGAGCCCAGCACGCCGCGTGCCACTCGGCACCTGGGCTGTCCGTGCCCACGTTCGGGTCGCTCTCGAACGCCTCCTCGAACTCACGCTCGCAGATGCCGTAGTCGCAGCAGCCCTCGAGCAGGTGCGAGCATTCGCCGCAGGTCCTCGGCTCCTCCCTGTTCCACGGTGCCCTCGGGTCGCCCTCGAGGCATCCCGGCGGCAGGTTGTAGCCGCTCCCCGGCTCACAGCTGGCGGCCAAGGCGGGTCACCTCCTCGCACCACGCCTCGCGCTCGTAGGTCTCGATGAACCAGTGCGCGTCGTCCTTGATCTCCTCGAGCGGGTTGTCCATCTCCTCGACCTCGCTGTCGGGGATGTCCACCACGTGGACCTCGGTGATCTCGAATCTCATCTCTACTCCTCTCCGGGCGTCATGCCCAGCTCCTTCGCTATTCCCTCGGCGATGATGCGCGCGGTCTCCCTCGCCACCGCCTCGCTGCTCTCCATCCGCCCGACCGCGTATGCGCGCTCGATCATGTCCTGGGCGGCGCGCTCCATGGCCGTGTCGTCGTATCCCCGGCAGACCCTGTGCTCCTTGAGGTACGCGTGGGCGCGGTCCTGCGGCCTCGTCTCGTCGTAGCGGAACACCTCGTTGCAGTCCGCGAGGATGTCCTCCATCGTGTCCATCAGGCCACCTCCGCCCGTATCTGGATAGGCCCACGGTTCCACTGGTCGATTGCGCCTCTTAAGTCCATCGGGTCGCCGCCTCCGCGCGCCCCGCACGAGGCGCAGTAAACGAACTGCCATATGCCGCCAATCTGGGGGCAGTACGCGGAATGCGCCAGATGCTCGGTTGTGCCGCAGCGCGGGCAGCATTTGAGCGTGTCTCGGTCAATCATTCGCCCACCCCGAAACCGTCGCCGAACCTCTCTGTCACCAGCACGCGCTTCAGGCTGTTGATGCGCTCGATTGCCTGCGCCGGAGTGTGGCCGTCCCATTCGGGAGCGTGGTCGAGCACCCTGCATTGGAACAGGTCCCAGTGCTTGCCCTCGCGGAAGTGGTACGTCGCCTGCCCCTCCGGCGTCTCGATACCGACGATGAACATGCCCTCGAGCATCGTCCCGTCGGCGTGGAGCCTCGACTTCCACGCGCGCTCCGGGAACATGGCCACGATCACCGAGAACAGGACGGCCCTGTGGTGGTACAGCTCGCCGAACGAATGGCACCCGTCGGACGTGCCGGAGTCAATCTTTGCTGGCTCGATGAGGTCTGCGAGCGTGCGCAGGATTCCCCGGTAGCTCCTGTCCTCGGCCTTGATTAGCCTCCCCAGCGCGCTCGGGGATATTTGCACGTTGCGGCAGTTGGCCGCGTCGCGCAGTCGCCGCGCGGTCTTGCGTCGGTCGTTGTTGCTTATCTTCGTATAACTCATTGGTCCTCTCCCATTAACTTGCGGATGCGCGATTCGATGTCCCCGAACGCGATTTTCTTGCAGGCGAAGGAGCAGACGGCCTCGCATTTGTCACAGTCGTTCTCGTCCCTCCCGAAGTAGGCGCACTCCGGGTGATGGACTCTGCTCGCGCCCCTTTTGAGGTCGGCCAGCAGCTTCTCCCAGCTGTCATCCCGGTCGAGCAGGAGTTCGGAGACGCCGCGCGACCCCTCGTCCGTCTCGACGTACCAAGCCTTGCCGCGCGGGTCGTAGTCGTAGCGGTAGATGAACACCGCCACGCCGTTCTTCTTGTAGAGCGTCCCGGTGTCCAGTGGGATGGCGCGCCCGTAGGCATCTTTTGGCAACTCTACGCAAGCCATGGCGCATCAAACCTCCCCCTGTCCCTGTTGCGCTTGAGGCAGCGCAGCATCGCGTTGTCCACGTCCTGCTGCGTGAGGCCCATCCACGCCATCATGTTGGCGCACGCCTGGATGCAGTCGGCGAGCTCGTCGACCACGTTCTCGTCGCAGCGGTTCTGCCACGCGCCGAACACCTCGGCGGCCTCCTCCAGCGGCTTCAGCGCCTTGGCCTTCGGCTCGTCGCCGATGTCGAACGTCTGCGTGCAGATCGAATAGACGGCCATTAGTCCTCCCCGATCTCGTAGCTCGCGTCGGTCCAGTAGTTGCAGCGGGCCTCGCCCTGGGTGCGGTGGATGAATTCGGGCCTGCGCATGCACTCGTACTCCGTGCGCTCCACGCCGTGGATGGTGTGCAGCTTGATCGCGTTGACGTGGCAGCAGTTCGAGCATCGCTCCGGCCTCTCCCCGTCGCTGTAGATGTCGGGCCTATCCATCAGTTCGTCACCTCCGCCCCGCACTGCTCGCAGTAGTTCAGGCCGCCCGTGGGGTAGGTCTTGCCGTCATGGCCGCAGGCGAAGCAGTGGTATCGGCCGTCGGGGGCCACCTGCACCTGCGTCGTCGGGCGGTACGCCAGCTCGGCAACGCGGCGCATGACCCCGCGCCAGCTCGTGTCCTCCGCCCCGGTGATTCTGGCCAGCGCGCGCTGGAGGCTCTCGCTTCACAGGCTGTCGTTGGCCGTGCGGTTCAGCTCCTCGACGATGCGGAGCCTCTCCTCGGTAGTGATCTCGTTCATTTCGTCTTCTCCTTAATCCAGTCGTATGCGATGAGCGGGAGGCACGCCAAAAGCAGCGGGATGCTCAACAGCAGCGCTGCGGCCCTTATGGCGTCCTCCCCGGTCGGTCTCCTCATTCCATCCAGCTCCCTGGCCTCTTCCGGCCGTAGTCCCAGCTTCTCAATCTGAACACCTGCCCCATCGGCAGGCCGTGGGTCGCCGCCCAGCAGCGGTCCCACACCGTGTGGACCTTCACATCAGGGTCGAACACGCCTATCTGCCGTGGGCTGGTGCATAGGAGCGGCTCGTGGCACCTCTTCCCGTCATGGAAGTCGACCAGCGCCTTGCAGCGGTCGAACGCCTCCACGGTGCCGAAGTCGCGGTACAGCTCGCGGACCTCGCCCTCTATCTCGCCCCTGATGCACCCGTGCACGTCGCACATCCATTTGAGCGTGTCCTCGACGTGGTCGCGCGGAGGCGCGGGGAAGAGGTCGAGGACCGTCTGCCCCGCGCACGCCCTATTCATCGCGGGCGATGCGGTAGAAGGTCGGCAGGCAGTCCGGCGGGGTCACGGCGTTGGCGCGGATGAACTCCATGCACTTCTCGAAGCTCCCCGCGCAGACGTCGTAGAAGGCTCCGCTCGACGGCCTCGGCCTGCCGCCGTCGCTCTTGTCGAACACGACGGCCTCTACTCGGTACATTCGGCCACCTCCTTGTCGTAGATGGCCTTGAGGTCGTCGCACATGAATCGGATGAGTGTCTCCTCGCTGATGCCGTCCGGCAGCTGCTTCAGGCGCACCGCCTGGTGGCACCATTCGTCGAAGTCGAGCGTCTTCCCGGTGTACAGGTCCTCCACGCCCGTCACCTCGGCGTAGGAGAAGCGGGTCAGCATCTCCTCTCGCATGACGCTGTCCGCGAGCGCCTCGATGGGCGTCTTTGGGCGGTCGATGGTCTCCTTGTAGCTCTTGGCCCTCTTGGTCATGGCGTCGAGCTGCTTGGCCAGCTTGTTGTTCTCGGCCACGAGGCGCTTGTTGCGGCGCTGCTCGTAGTCCAGCTCGGCTAACACGTACTGCTCGCAGTTGGTGATTTCCATGTCTAACCCTCCGTTATCTCGATGGTTCGTCCCGTCTTGGCGTCCGTTATCGCCCAGTGGCCGTAGCCGTAGAGCGCGGGGTCGTGCGGTTCGTGCTCGCACAGCAGCGTGCCGTCCCACCACGCCTCCTCGAACTCCGGCTCGTCCCACACCCACTCGGGCCTGTACCTCGCCCCGCCGTGGAACCCGTCGTGGCATCCCGTGGTGCCGCTCCCGCACAGGGCGATCAGCGGCGAGCGGAGCCGCCACGTGCCCCTGGGCGTGACGAGGGCGAAGTCGCCGCAGCGCCTCGGCACGATGTGGTGGCAGTTGGTCGCCTGCCGCCCGCAGATTCCGCAGCGCTCGGCGGTCAGCTCGTAGCGGTTGCCCACGTAGCGCGCGCCGACGTGGGGCTTGCCGTAGAGCTCCGCGCGGTCCTTCGGGACTCCACGGAGCTGCGATGCGCTCACTATCATCCGAGCCTCCTGTCCTGCCCCTTGACCTCGATGGGCCTGCACGCACCGGCGAGGCGCGATGCCACGCGCTTGCCCGCCATGCCTCCCCAGAGGTCCCTGATCTGGCCGATGCGGTAGTTGCTCGTGACGATGGTGGGCAGGCCCTCGGCCACGCGGGTGTCGATGAGGCGCGTCAGCGTCTCGATGGTCCACTCGGTCGGGCGCTCGGCCCCGAGGTCGTCCAGGGCGAGGAGCCTGTACCGCTCGGCCCTGCGGAGCGCCCCGCGCTCGCCGCCGTCGTACTCGGAGCGGATGTCGTCGAGCAGGCGGCTCGTTGTGACCAGCTTGGCGCTCGTCCCGTCCAGAACGGCCATGCGGACGGCGCAGGCGGCGGCGTAGGTCTTGCCCGTGCCCGGCTCGCCCCAGAGGTATGCGCCCTCGCCCTTCCCGGCGAGCTTGGCCATGCGCTTGCCGAGGTCGCAGTCGGCCTCGGCGTAGGGGCCGCGCAGACCGGCCTTGCGGAGGCGGGAGCGCATGATTGCGGCGATCTGCTCGCGCGCCCCGTCGGGCATGAGCACGTCAGAGATTTGAGTACGCATCATGGCCGGTCTCCTTCTTCGCCTCGCGCTGCTGCCACGTGGAGCACGCGGCCTTCCAGTTCTTCATCGGCTTGCTGCCGACCTTCCACCCGACGGCCTCGTAGTAGCTCCAGAACGCCTCGGGGTTGAACGTGTAGCCCTTGGCCGAGACGTACTCCTCGACTTCCGCGAGCGTGGGTTTGACGAATCTCTTACTAACTGCCTTGCCTTGCTTTGCCTTGCCTTGCTTTGCTTTGGCTTCGGCGTTGTCTCCGTCCCCCTTTTGCTCTGCCGAAAGGGGTTCGTCGTTTCCCTCCGGCTCATCGTTTGGGGTTTCGGTTTCGCTAAAGGGGGGTTTAGTATCGTCTAAAGGGGGCTTTCTGTTGCCTCGTCCGCCCGTTTTGCCTGCCGCTATGCACCGTTTCGAGTAGTCGATGTCCTCGCGCATAATTCCGAACGCAGCGTCCATACTCCATGAGTAATCGCAGCTGATTGGGCATCCGTCTTCATCAATGCCAACCTCTAACGAGCAGTTGTCGCTGTTGAATTCTGGCTCGACTCCGTACGTCCCGTACTGGGCCAAGGCCCAGAGGAGTTTCCCGCGAAGCTCCTCTGGCACCTTGGCGCAGGCATCGGTGAACTTGGGAAGCCACTTGAATTGGGCCTCCTCCATGTCAGCGCTCCCAGGCGAAGGCGGCCTTGGCCGCGTTGAAGGTCAGGGTGGCCTCGCTGCCCACGATCACCTCGAGCACGTCGAAGCTGATGGCCTCGACCTCGGGATGGTCGGCGGCGAAGCACATGGCCACGCGCTGCAGGCGCTTCTTGTTGACCTTCGGCGCGGCGTCGTTGCCGCGCGAGCGCTTGACCTTCGCCTCGACCAGAAGGGCTTGGCCGTTGGTGACCGTGTAGACGCACTGGCCCTCGGTGCACCCGTAGCCGTGCGCGCCCGGGATGTAGACCTCGAGCGCGAGGTCGAGAATCGAATACTGCTCCATCTTCACTCCTTAGAACGGGCAATCGTCGTCGTAGACCTCGTCGGGCACGTCGTCGCGCTTGGCACCGCCGGAGAACGTGACGTTGTCCGCGATCACCTCGAGGCGGCTGTGCTTCTGGCCGTCCTTCTCCCACTTGCTCTGGCGCAGCCTGCCCTGGACGCACACGTGCGTTCCCTTGGACAGGTAGCGGTTGAGCGCCTCGGCGCGCTTGCCGAACACAGTGACGTCGACCCAGTTGGGCACGTCCTGCCACTCGTCGCCGACCTTGCGGCGCTCGTTGACGCACACCGAGAACCGGAGCACCTGCGTGCCCGTCTGCGTGGCCAGCAGCTCGGGGTCGCGCCCGAGGTTGCCGCTGATGGCGACCGTGTTGATTCCACTGCTCACTAGTCGATCTCCTTACTGTCCCTGGCCATCTGGGCCAGATGCTTGCCGAGCTCCTCGAGCTGCCTGTCGGTGAGCTTGGTCGTGTCGTCGGTGCCGAAGTTGGCCTCCTCGTACGCGCGGAGGCCCTCCTCCTTGACGCCGTTCTGCATGCACTCGGCCTTGAGCTTCGCTATCTTGGCGAGCATCACCTTGCGCTTGCTCGGGCGCGGCTTCGTCGGGGCCTTCTCCTTCGTCTCCTTGGGGCCTGTGTCGCCGTCGGTGTCCTCCTCGCCCACGAGGCCGAAGGCCATGAGCGCGGAGTAGCGGCGGGCGTAGGTCTCGCGCTTGCCGAACTCCTGCGGGTCGCTGGCGTACTCGTAGGGCTTCACGTCGAGCACGCGCTCCTCGTCCCCGTAGGCCACGATGGTGTTCAGGAGCATGCCCGCACCGTTGGCGGCGACCTCGGAGCGCTGGTAGAAGAAGATTCCGCGCTTGTTCAGCGGCGGCCTGATGATGTTCAGGACCAAGTCCAGCGGGGAGTACGAGTAGGTCTGGTATCCCTTCTGGCCCGTCTTGCTCTTGGGCGGGTTGGCCATCTCGGCCTGCGCCTCCGCGAGCAGCTGGGTGAACAGCGCGGACGGGTCGAACGTGTCCGGTTTCACCGTCTGGGCCATCACAGCTCACCGTCCCCGAGCAGGGCGGCCGCGCTCATTCCCTCGACGCGCGGGCCGAGCGCCTGCATGACGTCCCTGGGGGCGCAGCCGCGCACCGCTGCGGTCTTGGGCGACTTGGGGCACCACATGGCCCAGTCGACCGTCTCGCCCGTGTCGGTGCACACGACCTTGTCCCCGGCCTTGGCGAAGTGGGCCTCCCAGCCCTTCTTGGGCACGATGTCCACCATGCCGATGGAGTCGAGGAAGGCCACGGCCTCGTCCATGCGCTCCTTGAGGATTACCGGGGCCGCCTTGCTGTAGCTGATGCCGATCTCGCCGACCTTCTCGTCGCCGACGAGGATTGCGCGGCGGTCGGTGTGGGTCTCGGCGAAGCCCTCCATGATCTCCTGCCGCGCGATGGCCTTGGCCTCGTCGAGCGCGGGCTTGATCTGCTTCTGCATGGCCGTGAGCACGGCCAGCCTCTCGTCCTGCGTGTACTCCATCACTCACCGTCTCCAATCATTCGCGCCTCGTCCGTGATTACCTCGTAGACCTCTCCCGTCTCCGCGTCCACGTTCGCCGGTCGGTCGAACGGGAGCGGCTCGCCCTCCTCGTCGTAGTCGAGCGGCAGCTCGTCCTGGATGTCGGCCACCGTCAGGACGACGGGCTTGCCGGAGAGCTTGAGGATGGGGAAGGCGTTGGCGTCGCTCGTCAGAATCTCGAGCTGCAGCACGGCCGTGCCGCCCTTGACCGTCGCCTGCTTGAAGTTGGCCCTGATCTCCATGGGTTCAATAGATGCCTCCTATTTGATGCCGAAGATGGCGGCCATGAACTCGCGGCACATCTCGCGCTCGTTCTCCTTGGTGATGGGCGTGAGCACCTTGGCGACGAACTCGCGGCTCTCGGCCACGTCCTTCTCGTCGAGCTTCTTAAGCCCGGCCTCGCACAGCGCGATCATCATGTGGTAGGCGTTGGCGCTCTTCACGCCGCCGGTGTGGTCGGGGTGGGCCGCATCGAACATGAGGTTGGCCGCGATGCAGGTGGCGTGATCGAGCACCTTCTTGTGGAAGTGGTCCGCCGGGAGTTCCTCGAAGAGGTTGACGTCGAAGTACTTGTCGTTCATTTCTTTTTCTCCTTTACGTATTCCTCGGTGAAGTGGGTGATGCACACCTTTGCCAGCGGCGGCGTGCCGTATGGCGTGCGGCATCCCTTCTGGACGCCACCCATCACAACGTGGGCGTCGTCCGTGTACGCGACGCCGTTGAGCGCGTCGCATATGAGCTTGCCGATGTTGTCCCAGTCGGGCTTGCCGAGGTCGGCGCGGCCCACCCAGTACTTCGGGTTGCTCTTGGCCAGTGGCCTGAAGGTCTCGATGGCGACGGTCACGATTCCGTCGAAGTCCCCGTGGTCCTCGTGCTCGGCCCTGTAGGCCTTGCGTACGGCCTCCTCGGCGAGCCTCGTCTGCTTCGGGGTGTAGTTGCGTCTGGTTCGCGGGTCGGTCCGGTGGCGCTCCTTGCCCACGATCTTCTCCAGCTCGAGCTGGAAGGTCATGGAGCGCTCCTTGTGCCTGACCCAGCTCATGCCGTGAACCCGTCGCTCTGCGAGCGGTGCTTGTTGAAGGCGTCCTTGAGGCTGGGGTAGCGCGCCTCCATGATTCGGGCGAATGACGGCGCGAGGCCGTTGCGCACGCCCACGTGCAGCTCGTTGCGGACCATGTTCACGAGGTAGTTGGCGCTCACGTAGCCCTTCTTGGAGAGCCTCACGGCGTTCTCGACCATGTAGTTCCAAGCGCCGGGGTTCTCGTCAATCCAGCGGCGCGCGTCCTCCGCGTCCGCCTCGCCCTTGGCCCCGAGGCCGAATATCTCGAGCTGGCCGCTCTGGGGCTTGGGGTTGTAGCGCTCGTCGTTACGCATGCACGCCCACCGCCTCGTATGCGGCCTGGGCGCTGTGCACCGCGCCGTCCATGGTCGGGATAATCCAGAGCCACAGCAGCGCGCACATGGCCAGCGCCGTCACGGTGATGCCGACCAGCAGCCCGGCCCTGAAGGCGTCCCTCTGCCTGTCGGCCTGCTCTTGCGCTGGCAGGCGGTAGCCCTCGCGTGCTACGATGCGGGGAGTCCTGTTGGACGTGCGGGCGCTCTTGGTGTGGTTGCTGGGGGTGCCCGCGTATCTGTTTTGGGGGGTCATTCTTCCTCCGTTCCTTGGTTGTCTGGTTTCGATAAGGTTTCTTTGATTTGCTTTTTTGCGCGGTATTTGCGGCTGTAGAGCCGCTGGCGCTCCTTGTTCGCCTTGTCCTCCCTCCTCACCTCCTCTTCCATCGCCCGCACCTGCTCGGCGATCTCGGCGGCGCGCTGCTCCCTTGTGCAGGAGACGCACCAGCCTGTCCGGTTCGATAAGGGCTTGAAGGTCTCCCTGCCGCACTTTGGGCAGAGCCAGCGCCTGCGGAGTGAGAGTCCGTATTTAGACGCCTGAACCTTCACCGCGCTCACCGTCTTGCCGAGGGCCTCGGCTATGGCCACGGCCCCGTCCCCGGCGTGCTCCTCGAGGTAGCGGATCTCTTTAACCGTCCATGACTTCACTGCCGCTTGCGCCCCTTCCATGAGCGAAAGCGGCGGTTCAGCTTGCGACGCATGATGTCGAGCTTCTGGTTGCGTGGCATTACGCCACCGCCAGCGCATGGAACTCGTCGAGCGTCACGCCGAGGATTCTGGAGAGGGCGTAGGCCTCGGACAGGCTGAACTCATACGAGCCTTTGACCTTGTTGAAGAATGAGGAACGACTTATGCCAAGCTCGTCGGCGATTGAATCGCGCGTCCTGTTTTCCCTCTCGGCGTACTCATTGACCTTCTCGGATAGTTTCATTGCTTCTCCTTTCTCAAGTACAAAACTTTGTACGCCCCCAGTATTGTACAAAAGTTTGAACGGTGCAATACTTTGTACGTGTAAATATTTGGACTGACAGGGAGGGGCCATGGACTACCGTTATGTGCTTGCCTACTACCTCGAGAAGCAGGGGATGTCACCGGCCGAGTTGGCTCACAAGATCGGCTCCCCTCGTTCAACCGTCTCCGCGCTTCTGAACGGAAGAGCTAAGGAGCCGACTCTCGGCAAGGCCAAGGCCATTGCTGACGCTCTCGGCGTATCTCTTGAAGAGATGGCTCGCAAAACGTACGAGGAATAGCGGTGATGTCCAATGAGCCTGAAGGGGATGCGGAGGAAAACTCACTTGACTCAAGAGGAGGTCGCTACACGCCTGAACATTCCAAAGAAAACGTATGCAAACTATGAGCGCGGAGTTCGAAGACCGCCTGTACCCCTGTTAAAGCAGCTCTCGGATATGTATGGCGCAACAATCGACGAACTTATTTCGACCGACGATGAAACGCAAGACGGAACCGCCAGGAGAAGGATTGCGCGCCGAGTAAAGCAGCTTAGAAAAGAACGAGGCATATCAGTTGATGAGCTCGGGGCGGCCGTCGGCAAAAGCGGGAAGACCATCAGTGCCTGGGAGGTGGGGCATGGCCAGCCGGACGCAGATGCCATGATTAAACTATGCAGGCTCTTTGGTGTTGGCATTGCCGATCTCTATGGCGAGAGCAGTGACCTTGCGCCGATTTCGACCGACGAGCGTGTTTTGGTGGACGCATACCGCGACCTGACAGCGCCGCACAAGAAGGTTCTATTGGCTGTTGCCCGCGAATTGCGAGCATCGCAGGGAGATGAATGACCGTGATTACCAGAAGAAACTTAATGGCGTTAATCGCCATCGCTGCAATAGCACCGCTAACTGGGTGTTCTGAAGATGAGATTCCACCAAACACATCGAAGGAGGAATATTCGGTTGGCTGCGAAGCTCTGGACCTGATAGACGAGGCACTCGCCAAGAACGAGCTGTTCAGCGATGAATTCAAAACGAAGCTGTCGACGATTTGCGTCAAGGCCCGTGATGCAAACAACCATGACTGTAGCAACGACGAAGAGATCATGTACTGCGTACAGTGTGTTGCCGCATACCTTGCGCTGAACAACGGCGACGACGCTCTCGATGCCATCGACGACCTTAGATATGCACTCGGCAAAGAAGACTACTAGACCCCACCGCCTCGTGGTACGAGGGATGGGGTCTGCCAGATAGCCGCCCGTTGGAGGGGCGATTCGATTATGCCAGAAGATATAAAGACTGCGGTTATTTATGCCCGCTTCTCGTGCTCGAAGCAGCGCGAGGCCTCGATTGACGACCAGCTGCGCGTCTGCCGCGACTGGTGCGCGCGCGAGGGCTACGCCATCGTGGGGGAGTATTCCGACTACGCCATGAGCGGCCGCAGCGACGACCGCCCGCAGTTCCAGAAAATGATAGCGAACGCGGGGGAATCGGACATCGTGCTCGTGTACATGATGGACCGCTTCTCGCGCGACGAGTACGACGCGCCAGCGTACAAGCACGAGCTGCGCAGGAAGGGCGTCGAGGTCGTATCGGCCATGGAGGCCATGCCGGACGGCCCCGAGCGCATCCTGATCGAGAAGATTTACGAGGGCCTCGCGGCCGTGGAATCGGTCAAGACCTCCATGAGGACGAGGCGCGGTATGGAGGGCAACGCCCTCAAGTGCAAGACCAACGGCGTGCGCGTCTACGGTTACGGCCGGAATGACGACGACGAGTACGTTGTGAACGAGGACGAGGCCGCGATAGTGCGGGAGGCGTTCCGGCGCTCCTGCGACCACGAGCCGGTCGACTCCATCGCCAGCGACTTCGCGCGGCGCGGCGTGACCACGAGGACGGGCAGGCCGTGCGGCTACTCGATGGTGTACCAGATGCTGCACAACAGGAAGTACACGGGCTTCTACTCGTGGGGAGGCATAGAGGTGGACGGCGGCATGCCCCAGATTGTCGACAAGGCGACCTTCGCGATGGCCCAGGAGGTGAAGCCGAAGAAGCGCCGGGCCTCGGAGGACTGGGGCGCGTTCGCGCTGTCGGGCCGGGCGATCTGCTCGGAGTGCGGCCACAACATGGCCGGGACGTCGGGCCGTGGCAAGAAGAACGTCAAGTACGAGTATTACGCCTGCCGCTGCGGGGCCAAGCCCGTCCGGCGCGACTGGCTCGAGCACGAGCTGGCCGAGGCCATCAGGGGGATGCTGCGCGACCGCGAGACGGCCCTCCGCATATCCCACATGCTCTGGGACGAGCCGGAGCCGGAGATATCCGACGCGCGCAGGCGGGCCATGGCGTCGAAGCGCAAGGCCGAGAACGGCCTCCAGAACATCATGGCCGCCATCGAGCAGGGTATCGTGATGCCCGAGTTCACCGAACGCATAGCCCAGCTTCAGGCCCAGAAGGCCCGCGCCGAGCGCGATCTGGCCTCCTATGACGAGGCGCGCATCGACCCCGAGGAGTTCGCGGACTTCCTCCAGTGCGGAGGCGGGATGGACGACGCGGCCGTCCTCGATTCCTTCGTCTATCAGGTGATGGTGACGCCGGAGGAGTGCGTGGCCACGCTCTACTGCGACGACGAACGAAACGAACCCGCACGACTAAGCATCGCACGGGTTCGCACATTTTCGGGTTGGTGCCCCATTTGCAAAGATAGTCGAACCCAGGTACTGGCGCTCGGGCGCTCCGTGTTCATCAGGTTTTCTCGGGCCGCCTAAAAAGCAACCACTGAAGAAGGGGAGGTCCCGCGAGGAGCCTCCCCTTTCCTTTTGGCTATCCCACCACCAAAACTTGGCCGGGGTAGATCACGTTCGGGTTCGCCAGCCCGTTCGCCTTGGCCAGCGTCCGGTAGTCCGTGCCGTACTTGGCGGCGATGCCCGAGAGCGTGTCTCCGCTCTCGACCGTGTAGGTCTTCTTGGGCGACGCGCCGAGGCGGTCGTTGACCACGCCCTGCACCTCCGCGTAGCGCCCGCCGAGCACGCGCTTGCGAAGCTCGCCGCTGCCGAGCTGCCCACGGATTACGGCGTCGGCAAGCTCCGTGGCGCTCGTATTCAGGACGTAGTTCACCAGCTCCTGCACCTCGTCGTAGCGGCCGCCGAGCGCCTTCTTGCGCGCGTCGCCGTTGCCGTAGGTGCCGTCCATGACGCGGGCGGCCAGCTCGAGCGCCGTCTCCTGCGGTTGCGGGACCGTCCCGCTCGGCTTGGCATCGGGCACGGGCAGGCCCTTGGGGTTCGCCACCCTGTCCCAGCCGTCCGCATCGAGGTGCGCGATGTCGAGGTCGAGCGGCCCGTCGTATCCGTCGAGGCGGCCGTTGGAGCTGTACTGGTGGAGCGCGCACTCGTCCCACGCGCCGAAGCCGCCGGAGGGCAGCCACGGGGTCGCCTGGTATGCCGTGCGCTCCGTGTTCGCATATTGGGCGACCCACAGCGGGTGGTCCTTGGCCACGGCGCTCCAGTCGTCCTCGGTGCAGACGCTGCGGCTCATGTAGACCGCGCAGCGGATGCCCGTCAGCTCGAGGACGCGGTCGAGGAACTTCTTGGCACCGGCGGCCCCGTGGACCATGCCGTACATCTCATAATCGAGTGCGGGCACGCCGTTGCCGAAGTAGTTCTTGGTCTGCGATACGAAGAACTCGGCCTGCTTCACCGGGTCTTCGCCGTTCAGGAAGTGGTAGAAGCCCCACTTCTTCCCGAGCGCCTTGGCCTTCTGGACGAAGCCGTCGCAGGTGTCGTGGACGATTCCGGTGCCCTCGGTCGCCTTGCAGATCATGAAGTCGAACGGGACCTTGTCGAGGTCGATGCCCCTCTGGTAGTTGCTGATGTCGATGCCCTGCACCGTCAATCACTCCCTATAGCGATGAAGTACGCCCACGATACGCTGGCGAACTCGTCTGTGTTCAGATTCACTTGTCCCTCGTCTGGGTCGCGGATGTCGGCAGCGCCGCCGTCCCACCCGCATATGAGCACGATGTGGCCCCCGTAGGCCCTCCCGCCCTCGTGCAGCTGGCCGGTCATGGAGCCGAACACCATCCAGCCGCGCCCGGCATATCCGAGCGCCTCCTGCTGGTCGTAGATCAGGCCCGTGCTCGACAGGTCCCCGTCGTTCGCGCACATCCACGTGCAGAACTTCTGCATGTCGTTCAGGCCGTCCGTGGTGCACGTGTCGCCGACGGTCAGCGCGAGCCGCAGCGGCGTCCACTCCTCGCCCGTGAGGCGGGTGTACGCCATGGCCGCGCTGGTGAGGCCGCAGCCGCTCGTCGCGATGTCGTCCCCCGCATAGGGGAGAGCGCCCCAGCGCTCGTCCGTCTGGAGGTAGGTCGGGACCTGCGCTGGGGCGTCCTTGTCGTAGACGGTCGGTATCGCCTTTCCGGCCGTCCGCACCTGCGGCATCCCTAGCTCGAGAGAGAGGAAGACGAGCACGGATGCCGCGAGTAGCGCTAGTGCCGCATCGCAAACGGCGAGGTACCCTCCTCGACCTCCGGGACTCCGGCGATTGAGGTGAGTACCGATACCACTGCGGTGCACGCGGCTACGGCCGCGATCTGGCCCCAGTCGAGCGACGTGATGGCCACGGCGGTCGAGCCGATGAGCGTCACGGCCGTCTGGGCGGCCGTCTTCACGGCGCGGACTCCTGCGGCGATGAGCCAGCGCTTGAGTGCGTCCTTGTTCATAGTTGCTCCTAACCATTGTGGTTCTCTGGGTGCGTGTACTCGGGGATGCTGCCGTGTATGTCCAAGGTGTTGGCGTGCGCCCTGATCGTCTCGATGTACGTGTCCCCGTGGAGGAGGGCGTAGTTGTCGGCGCGCTTGTTGAGCGTGTCCAGCTCCATGGCCGTGATGTAGCCCCGGGCCACCGCCTCCTCGTAGCTGCGCACGATGGAGGCCTTTAGTTGCGAGCGCTGCGCGGATATGACGGCCGAGTACTCCTTGCGGATGTCGTGCAGCTGCCTGCCGAGATACCCGGCGAGGCCCGTCACCACCGCGAGCGTCAGTCCGCTGATAACGGTGGAGAGCATCAGGCCTCCTCGTCCAGCATCTTCTGCACCTTCTCGCGCCAAAGCTCGGGCACCTCGTCGATGGTGCGCTTTCCGGCCTTGACTTGGCGGTAGTAGATCTTCGCCATTGCTACTCACCTCCCTTGATGGTCGCCACGAGGTCGCCGAGTTCGGCCAGTGCGGCCTCCTGGTCCTCGATTGCCGACTGATGCTCCGCAACCATGTCGCCGAGCTCCGCGATTGCGTCGCCGCTGTCGCTGGCGCTCTGCTCGGTCTCGTCGATTCGCTCGTCGAGGGTCATGCCGTCGCGCACGGCCTGCTCCCAGAGCTGGTCGAACGATGCGGTGGCCTCCTCCTTCGAGATGGCGGCGAGGACGTACTGCTCGTCAGCCTGCCACTCCACGGTGGCTTCTCCGGCAGGGTCGATCTGCTCGCGCGTCACCTTCTGGATGTTGCGGCGCAGCCTGATGTCCGCGAAGCCGTCCGGGCGCTCGTGGTAGTCCACGGCCTGAAGCTCCGCCGTCGAATAAACTCTCATCGAGTCTCCTCTCGGTCTCGGCAAGGCTCACGACGTCCTTGCACCGTGCGAATGTATCCTCCGCGTGATATTTCTCGATGACTCCCTTGCTGCAGCTGTGTTTCAGGTAGCCGTAGTAGCTGATGCAGCGCCGGGCCAGCGGCAGCGGTATGACCTCCGACCGCCCGGCGAGCATGAAGGCCCGCCTGGCGCGCAGGAAGATGCCCGGCCGGATGGTGGTCTTGTACGTGTAGAAGACGAAGCCGACCATATCCAGCGGCTCCTTGTCCACGGCGCACACCTTCCACGGCTTCAGCTCGACGTGGAGCTCGTCGTTCACGAACTTGGACAGGCGGCGCGCGGCCATCTTGAGGTCGCGCTTGTCGTGGCCCATGAGCAGGATGTCGTCCATGTAGAACAGCACGTGGTCCACGAGGCGCTTGTCCGTCACCACGCCCGTGCGCCTGTTCACGCGCGTCTTGCGCAGGCGCTCCTGCGCGTAGTGGTATGCGCGCGAGGCGTAGTAGTTGGCCAGGTATTGGCTCAGGAACGAGCCGATATTGAGGCCGTGCGGGAACTGGTCGAGGAGGACGCCGACGAGGTAGAGCAGGGCCTCGTTCTTCACGTCGCGCGCGAGCATGGCGCGCAGCACGTCTTGGTCGATGCTCGGGTAGAACTTGCGGATGTCCAGCTTTATGAAGTACCTGGCCCTCGGCTCGCGTATCCACTTCTCGATGGCGTGCTTGGCGAATATCTGCCCGCGCCCCGGTATGGAGGCCGTCTGGTAGTCGCCTATCTTGGCCATGAGCAGCTCGGCCAGACCGTTCACCGCGATGTAGTCGAAGCACTGGTGCTTCGGCGTCTCGCGCCCGATGATGCGGTGCTTGCCGTTGATCGGCTCGATTCTGTTGAAGTACTGGATGGGTGCGACCGTGACGCGCCGCTCGCGTATCTCGGCGGCGAGGGAGCGCGCCAGCTCCTCCTCGCCTCCGTATTCGTCCAGAAGCGCCTGCACCTCCCTGCGCCCGCTCTTGCCTCGCAGGAAGTCGCGGACAGCGGCGAGGCAGAAGCCCTCGTCCTCGATGTCCACGCGCTTGCAGTAACGCCTCATTGTGTCCTATCTGGTTTTGGCGTTCTTCGCCGCTGGGCTACCAAACGCCGTGGGGTTGATATTTTCGTCAGTTGACGGGGCAAGCCCGCTCGAAGCGGGTGGACTCGACGAGCGTGTTCCGCGTTTGACCAGATTTCCGACCGCCATAGTTCCACCTGTAGTTGCCGAGCCTGTTGTTCGAATTGCCGTAGAAGGCACCGTACATAGACCCATTCCTGAGATTGCCGAAGCACTGCAGAAGGCCGAGAACCGAGCGGCTACCGCCGAGAACCCCCAAGGGGCCTGGGAGGGGTGAGGAGGGGGCGCTGCCCCCTCGCTTGCGCTTCACCCCCGCACCATGGCTAGGCCATGGTGACCCCCAGGCCAGATAGCCGACCGCCATAGCCCCACCAGTAGCCGCCGAGCCCGTTGCCCGAATAGCCGCAGAAGGCACCGCACATAGACCCAGACCAGAGAATGCCGAAGCACAGCAGCTCTCGTAGGCCGGGGGATGAGATCGGGTCGGAATATACCGCGTCGCAGGTGCCTGTCGTGGAGGTTCCCTTGGAGCCTGTCGGCACGAGGAGGCCGGGGCACTTCGCGGACTCCTGCCAGTCCTCGTTGTACATCCACTGGCCGTTGGTCTTGCTGTCGCGCGCGGGCAGCTCGAGGTCGAGCTTGACGTGGTTGGCGTCGAGGGCCGAGGAGTACTTGCGCGAATCGAAGCACTTGTAAAGCTCGCAGTGGCCCTCGTCGGCCGACGTCTTGACCTGATTCACGATCACGTCGCACAGCGGCTCGTACGCTCCGCAGAGCACCTCGATGCCCTGGATGCGGTACGGCTGGCGCTGCTTGGGCTTGCCAGCGAGCGGGTAGCCGTCCGTGCCGAGCAGGTTGTCGCACGTGCCCGTCTTCCACGGCATCGCGGATACGTAGTCGTCGACGGCCGTGGTGAACGGTGCGCCGTCGACGTAGACCGCGCATCGGTCGCTCATCGTCTCGATCTTGGTGACGGTGCGGTATGCGAACGTGGACTGGCCTGCGGTCACCCCTCGGTCGCTGTTCGGGCCGCAGTTCAGCGTGGAGCCGACGAGGAAGTAGTCGGCCGCCGCCCTCGGCAGGAGCACGCGGTTCACGCCGGTCTCGGCCTCGAGGACCTTGTATTGGTTCGCGTAGTCTGTGCAGCCGCCGAGGCTCTGGAGGTCCTGCGTGGCGTACTTGAGCATGAGCATGAGTTGGATGTAGAAGTTGTCGGCGACCGTGCGGCCCGTGTAGCCAGCGCCCTTCTTCCTGCTGTAGGTGATGCCCGTGTCGTGCGAGCCGAACTGGAACGTGTGGACCTTGCCGGAATAGCTGTGGGGCACGTTGTTGGAATCGCACCACGCGAGGTAGGGGGAGAAGACGAGGAGCGGTCGCTCGGTGCCGTCGGCGTACTTCTGGCCCGGCAGCGGCCTCATGCCCTCGTACTTTGTGTCGGAGTAGAGCAGGCGCTTGTATCCGTTGCTGCGCGTGATGCTGTAGTAGCCGGGGCAGGCCATGACCCAGACGTCGCCGTTGGAGCCGTCGGCCCTGAAGCGGCCGTCGCCCTTCATGGCCGTGCAGTGGAACTTGCCGCCGTCGTCGACCGTGCCGTTGACGGTGAAGTACTCGAAGGCGTTGAGCTTGGAGTAGTCGTCGCGGCCCGCCGTGATGTTGGTGGCGGGCTGGCACACGAGGCCGACGTTGTCGCGCGTCTTGATGCCCTTGGGGTCGTTCGAGTAGGTGTACTCGGGGATGTCGACGCCGTACACCTTGCCGTCACGGCGCAGGCTGAACCACTCGCCGAGGTTGTCGTACTCGCCCTTGGTGCCGTCGTAGTGCGGAGCCACGGCCACGGGGTTCGCCGAGGCCTTGTGCACCTTGGTGATGAGGTCGACGGTGTCGCCGAACGTCATGACCTTGTTTACCTGTACTGCCATTCTTTCTCCTTTACTGGCCGAATACCTTGCCGAAGGCGTAGTCGTAGTCCTCCTGGGTGAGGCCGTCGAGGACCGTGTCGGTGCCGATTGCCGGGGCGATGATGGACTCGAACGCCTCGTCGATTTCCGCGTGCGTGGCGAAGACCACTCCGGCGCTCGCCATCGCGGCGATCTTCTCCTTCGCGTCGTCCGTCAGGTCGTCGTAGCCGACCTTGAGCGATGCGAGCGCGGCCTCGCAGCGGTCTGCCGCGCTGTCCGCCCGTCCGCGCGCGTTGATGACTTCGTCCATGATCGCCTGCCACTCGGACGCGCGAACGTCCTCGGCGTTGCCGTAGGTGACGCGCTGCGCCTCGAGCGCGTTGATGAGGCGGTCGATCTCGGGGATGTAGTCGCCGCCCGTGGCCTCGATGGCCACCGAGGGGACGACCCTGATGGCGATGTTGCCCGTGGATGCCGACCAGTCGCCCGAGCTGATGCGGATGTACGAGGTCGGGATGTCCCCGGCCGCCTGCGTGAGCTTGGCGGGGACGGTGTACTGCACGATTCCGTCCGGCGCGGAGAGCACCGCGACGTTCTCGCCGTCGATGATCTTTCCGCCGTCCGGCCGCAGTGCGTAGAAGCGCACGGTCATGCCCGTGAGGTCGAGCACCGCGCCCCCCTGCCGCAGGTTGACGTTGAACACGTACGCCTCGGCGTCCTGCTGCCGAAGCGTGATGGGGTTGTCGAGCGTCGAGAAGCGGTTGGTGCCCTTCTCGATGTCGAGCGTGAGGTCTATGAGCATCTAGACCGCCTTCCCGAGCACTACTGCTCCTTGCTTGAACACGAGCACCAGCACGCGATCCCCGGCCTTCACCTCGGCCAGGCACGTGCAGGTGGTCGATATGGATGGGTTGAGCCGCACGTCGGCGGTCCCGTCTCGGTTGACTGCGGCGACGGTGCCCCACGTGTGGGACTCCTTTGCGCCCGTCCCGCCGAACAGCAGCTCGTACAGCTCGTGGCCGCTTACCATGACCCTCCCTCCGTCTCGGTGACGAAGCCGGAGCGGATGAAGCGTCGGGCCTTGCCCGTCACCGCGCAGTGGCCTCCGACCTCTATCTCCTGCTCCGTTATCGCACCGCGCCAATTTAGCCCGGCGGTGAGATAGTCGATGCCGACCGCGTCGTTGGGCAGCAGGGGCACCCACGGGTGGCCCCACTCGACGTACTCGATGGACGAGGAGTTGTCCACGAGCTTCGTCTTGGCCTTGGCCTTGAGGGCGTCTAGGCGCTCGTCCTTGGTAGCGCCCGTGAGCTCCGTCACCTGGTCGACGAGCGGGACCTCGTAGCCCCTGTACGGGATTGACGCGCGGGAGTTGGGGTCGGTGTTCCGGCACACGGCCCAGAGGCTCTCCTCCTCCGTCTCGTAGGTCAGGTACACGGCGTTGGGGATGTCGTCCGCGTTATCCGATCTGGATACCTCGGGGAGCATGATGGAGTCTTTGCCGTCGTCGAACGTGCGCACCGGCTTGCGCGCCTGCGGCTCGACGTACGGAACCATCTGGATTACGCCGTAGGCATCCGGGTAGGCCGATGCGAACCCGGCCATGGCGAGGAGGTCGTTGGCTATCTTCAGCCAGCTGTCGTCCGGCTCGTACACCACGTCCCTCGGCAGGACGTAGTCGCAGCGCGGCTCGTTCGTCCGGAGGCCGAGGCGCTTGAAGATGCCGTCGGCGTGCGCGACCGCGTTGGTCCCCGCCTTCACCGTGTAGTAGCGGCCGTACTTCCCCTTGACCGCGAGGCGCAGCGTCGATTCGAGGTCGACGCTGCCGGATACCAGCGGCCCGTTGTATTTCGGCGTGCCGATGCTGCAGAAGTACGTCCCGAGGGCGAACGTCCCGGCCTCGCCGCGCTCGTCCTCCATCTGGTAGTACACGCGCACGAGGTCGTGCTCGTCGGGTATGGCGCTGCCGGAGAAGTCGAGCGTGCCCTGGGAGCGGAGCTGCGACAGCGCGGAGTGCGTGAGCCGACCGCCCGTGAACATGCCGTAGTCCTCGGCCTCGACGAGGCCGGGCCACGTGACCCGGCGGTAGATGTACGACTCCTGCCTAAAACCTGTCCAGA